AAAAAATATTTTAAAAATATTATCTTTCCTATTGTATATAATCCTATGGGTGGAGGTTTAATGCAACTCGTCGCTTACGGCGCACAAGACGTTTACTTAACTGGTAATCCTCAAATCACATTCTTCAAAGTAGTATACAGAAGACACACTAACTTCTCTGTAGAACCTATTCAACAAGTTTTCAACGGCGCTGCTGACTTCGGCAGAACTGTAACCTGCAACTTAAACAGAAACGGTGACTTAATCACTAACATGTATGCAGTTGTCAAACTCAATGATTTATCTGAAGGCGATAACTCTTGGGGCTACGTCAGACGTTTAGGCTATGCTCTTATCGAAGAAACCAAAGTTGAAATCGGTGGCTCTAAAATCGATGAACAATACGGTGATTGGCTCAACATCTGGCACGAATTATCCCACAAAGTTGGTCAAGTTAGAGGCCATGCTAAATTAGTTGGCGATGTACCTGAACTCACTAACTTAACTGAAGGTCACCCCGCTTACACTTTATATGTACCTTTAGCTTACTGGTTCAACAGACACAACGGTTTAGCTTTACCTTTAATCGCTCTCCAATACCACGATGTCCGTGTAACTATCCAATACAGAAGAGCTTCTGAATGCACTAACTACACCAGCTCTGCTCCCTCTGTATCTATGGACGATTCTTTCTTACTCATTGACTACGTCTACTTAGACTCTGAAGAAAGAAAGAGATTCGCTCAAGCCAGCCACGAATACCTCATCGAACAACTCCAATTCACTGGTTCTGAATCCTTAACAACTGTCAACAACAAATACAGACTCAACTTCAACCACCCTAGCAAATACTTAATCTGGGCTGCTCACTTAGACAAATTCACCTCTGGTAACCAATACGTAGCTTGGGCCACTGACGGTAACTGGGAAGCTGCTCGTGAATTATTCGCTAAACGTGTCTGGTTAGCTTCCAGAGAAGGTTTAACATCTGCTGGTTCCGAAGTATCAGTATCTGGTGACTCTGCAAATGAAGTAACCGCTCCTTCTGTAAATTCTGCTTTAGCCTCAACTATTTTAGCTGATGTAGCTGCCAAAGTAGATGCTCAATTTGTTGTAGATACTGCTACCGGTGGTAACATTTCTGCTGATACAGCCTACGTTGTAATCTTAAGAAATGATGTAACATCTGAAGACATGACTAACACTGTAGCTGAATTATTAGATGGTGCTGCAGCTGGTTCCGAAGGTGCTGAAGCTTTCTTAAACGAATTCAGTGTAACTGCTCGTGACTGGTTCAACTACGGCAGAAACGTAGATGGCACTGTCAACTGTGTAACTGAATCTAAACTCCAATTAAACGGCCACGATAGATTCCAAGCCAGAGACGGTAACTACTTCAACTACGTCCAACCTTACCAACACTTCAGCAACACCCCCGCTGACGGTATCAACGTATACAGCTTTGCCCTCAAACCCGAAGAACACCAACCTTCCGGTTCTTGCAACTTCTCTCGTATCGACAATGCTACCCTCAACGTAACCTGCGCTGACTTAGACGTATCTACCTCCAACAGCTCTGTAGTCAACATCTACACTGTAAACTACAACGTACTCAGAGTAATGAGTGGTATGGCCGGTACTGCCTACAGCAACTAAGCACCTAGTTGTGTAATAGTTATTGTTTTTATTATATATTAATATTAAACAATATTAATATAAAAAGTTGAAAAAATATTAATTTCTAAATTTTGATTTATTCAGTAATGCTCCGTCTAATATCATTTCTAACAATTGTATCTGTTGCTTTTTCTCAAGTATCTAGTTTTACCCTGAAATCTTGTGGTGATTCAACTGATATCGCACAAAATGTTCAACTAGATATTGATCCTAAACTTCCTCAAACTGATTATACTTTATACCTTGATGCAGAACTTTCTAAAGAAGTAGCTAAGGGTACTTCAACTTATGATATTACTCTTAATTATATTCCTTTTCAACCTACAGTTAATGATCTTTGCACAGAAGTAGCAAATAGTAATGTAACTTGTCCTCTTGTTCAAGGACCTTTAGCTATGCAAAGTAAAGGTTCTATTCCTACTGGTGTATCAGGTATTATTGTTATTAAAAATGAATGGAAAAATGACGTTGATGAAAGAATCCTTTGTATACAATTTACAATCAAAATATAAAAAATTGAGTAATTAACAAATTTATTTATATCTTTATTTATTAATGTGTGATGCTATAATCAGTGCCTATTTCAAAAGTATTGCTCCTAAACCTACAACTGACGAAAAAATACAATCTTTATTAGTATATCCTCGTACTAAAAATATTAAACCAGAATCTTTTGAATATTCTTGTTTTTATAGTTGCGATGATAACAAGAATTGTGATTTTTCATCTTGTGAAGAAACTTTTAAAAATTCATCTAATACAACTATAAAAAATGAAACAACTAGATTTATATCTTCATTAAAAACAGGCAAACTAAAACATGTTCCTGATATTTTTGATGGGTTTCAAGTAACATATAATGATGATAAAAAGGATCAAAGCATTAATTTTCTAAATATGAAAAATTCAAAACTACCAGGAGAGGGAAGAACTGGTGTCTATGATTTAAATGAAAAGCGTATTTTTGCACTAAATAACTAATTTATAAAAATTGACGCCTATTTATTTTATTATAATATTCTATTTGTAATGTCAAATGAATTAATTAATAAAGAATTAGAATTCTTGTTATCACATCCAGAACCTGTCAGTTATGAATCAATTACTTATAATGAAAATAATGAAACTATATGTTATACTGATTGTTTTGAAATATCATTATTAAGATTTTTACATTTTGTTTTTGGTAAGAATGGTCATATGGATTTAGAACTATTAAAACGAGATATGAATGATTCAGAAGAATGTAAAAAACTAATTGCTTTCTTCACTGAAAATAATACTTATAATTTAGAAGCAACATATTATCTTAGAAATCAAGGAATGTATGAAAGGGCACAATGGTGTCAATTCCTTAACAATTCAAAATTATTTAATTATAAAAAACAAAACAGATATGAATTATGTGCTACTTTTGAGAATCTTTTTACTTTCTTCAGAAAATATTTTCCTAAAAATGACTTCGAAGATGATATAAAAGTTGTTCCCATTTCAATTGATTCTATTTACTCTAAAAAGTTATTTGAATATTACCAATTAAAATTAACAAAGTTGCTCAAAAATTTAAGTTTTAATCTACCATTAACTTGCGCATTGAAATATAATATTAAATATCAAGATTATTCTGATAAATCATACAATCCAATATTTATTGATATCACTATCGAAATATTAGTACATGATTATCATATTTTCGACTGGCAAATATACCAATTTTATAATATATTAGCGAACGAAATTACAGATAGAATTACTGGTCATTCTGATTATAGATATTCAGAATTAATGATTGATTTTAAAAAATAAATTACTTTATTTAAACATTATAAAAGATTAACATTATTATTTTATAATGCCTAATTTTGATTTTCCTTCCAATGATTATCAATTAGATTTTTTCTCATATGATCATTATTTTTGTGAGATGACAATTTATGGTCAACCACCCGAATATTTCAATTCATTTTCAGCATTATTTTTATCATTAATTGGATTCTTTGGTCTTTTCAAAGGATTAAAAATTCCTGATATAACTTATATTTATACTTCATTTATTGTTAATGGCATTGCTTCTTTTTTGTATCACTACACTAATTATCTAGGATGGGGATTAATGGATAGATTTTCAATGATTATGATAGCTATTTATTTCTATAATTTAGCATTTAAGATTTTTGAATTTTTTGATTTATGCTCTCCATTTTTTGATATATTACGAGTATTTTCCACATTTTACTTTACTGTTTTATTAACTATTTGTGGATTACAAAATGAATTATTATTTAATATTTTGTTTGGATTCTTTTTAGGAAGCACTATATTATTTATGATATTAGTTCAATTTATGAACAAAAAATTTGATGTTCCAACCCAACTGTTAAATTATGGATGGAAAGGAATTGGATTAATTTCAACTGCTGGAGGATTTTGGATTTTAACTGAAAGTTTCTGTCAATCTCATTGGGTAATTAAATATTTATTTGGTCATTCAATATGGCATGTATGTGTTGCATTAGGTGGTTATTACATTTCGGTTTTAATGTCTTATTTATTAGTTAAAAGTAGAAAATTAAAAGTTAAATATTTATTTGGATTACCTTATTTAAAATACACTCCAACTAATTTTAATAATAATTCTTCAATTGAAACTAATCCAGATTATTTACCCTAAATGATTATTTAATTTAAATGAGAATTTACCCTAAATGATTACTTATTATTATTTAAACAAATATAAAAAAATTGTTTAAAAAATATTTTCGCTATATTTTTATATCCCACTGAAAAAGTTAATTGATGTGGCACAAAAATCATATACATCCCTATATCACATAAATTATTCAAATCTCAAAAATCAAGTAACAAAGTGGCATAACGAAATACCTACAATAAAACCTTATTATGCAGTCAAATCTTTACCACTAGAGAATATTCTAAAACACTTGGCATCATCAAATGTAAATTTTGATTGCGCAAGTCGTGGCGAAATTCAAAGTGTTTTAAAATTTTCTAGCCCTCAAAATATTATCTACGCTAATCCATCCAAATCAATAGATGACATTACATATTCGGTAAAGAGTAATGTTGATACGATGGTTGTAGATTCAATAGAAGAAATAAAAAAAATGGACGATATAGACCCAAATATTAAAAAAGTAATTCGTGTTAAAGCTGTTGAGCTTAACTCTGATATTAAATTTAATTCTAAATTTGGTGCTACAGATGAAGAAGTATTCAAGATGTTGAATATTTTGTCCAAAAATAAAACTTTTGAGGGATTTTCCTTTCATGTTGGTTCTAAATGCAAAAATGAAGAATCATACTATCTAACAATAAAAAATATTATGGATAATTACGATAACTATTGTATTAAGAATAATATTCCCATAAAAATGATAGATATTGGTGGAGGCTTTTCATCTCACACTAATCTTACAACTCTAGACAAAATACTTACACCATTTTATGAATCTTTCAAAGATAAAAAAATTAGATTAATAGCAGAACCTGGTAGATACTTTTCTGAACCCTCTATTGATTTGTTTTGTAAAGTAACGTCTGTTAAAAAAAGAAACATCGATAATAAAACTATCTATCATATAACAATTAATGATTCTGTTTATTCTTCTTTCAATGGCAAATTATTTGATGGTCAACAATATACACCTATTCCATTATACGATTCTAAAGAAAATGAATGGGTTGAATGTGTAATTTTTGGTCAAACTTGTGATTCTCTAGATGTAATTTGTGAACATATTAGATTACCTTTACCTGAAGTAAATAGTGTATTTAAATTTCAAAATATGGGCGCTTATAGTTTAGCAGCTTGTTATGGCGAATTTAATGGATTCCATCCTCCAAAACCATTGGAAATGGAATAAAAAAATTTAATAATTCATTTAATAACTATACACTTTTTTACAATAATTATTTAGTCTTTCTGATACGTTATAGTCAAACTTTGTTACTCGTTTAGTTAAATCACATCTACTATTAATAAAATCTTGAAAATATGTATCTACTTTTTTTGCAGGAGGTGTAGGTGGTCTAAAAATATTTCTTAAATTAGATGGTGGTAATACTGGACCATCTTCATCACTATCGACTTCAATTTCATTAGTTATACTAACTAATTTAGGTGGTCGCTTTTCTTCTTCTTTATCATCCAGAAAATTAGCAATTGTTGAGTCATTATCTGAATCTGAAGTTTCCGCGTCAGATTCATTTACTTTTGAAAGTTGTTTAGCAAGTGAAATGTAATTATTTGAATTATTTGAGCTTGCTGAAGATTCTGAACTACTGTCAGATTCAACATCTGAATCTAAATCTTCATAATATTTAGTTATCATTTCACACAAATCTTTAACCATTGATTTATTGTATTTATTTTGATTTACTGATTTTATGACAATACCTAAGTAATCATGAAAAGATTCTAAAGTTTCTTTAATTTGTTTTAGTTCATTACTTTTCTCAATATCATCAGCTATTGTTGAATATATATTTTCAGCTTGCTCTAATGTATATTCTCCTTTTTCTAATGATATATTATTAAAATCAACATTTTCCATTACTATTTGGTATATAAAAAAATCAATTAAATTATCAATTTTTACAAATTATAATTTAACTATTAACTGCTTTTTTTACTGCTTCTTCTAATTCACTAATTTCTGCATCATCTCCATACTTTTTCTGTCTATGTTCAAAAATAACTTCACTATTTTTACTTACAACAAATTGACCTCCAAGTTGAAATCCATCGCCTTTAAAATTACCTGAAACTCCTTGTTCTTTTACTTTATTCATTACTTTTTTGTTAATATCTAATAGTCCATAAAACCCATCAACAAAACCTTTACGCTTAAATAATTCTGAATAAACTTCTTTATCAACAGAATATGATTCACCTGTCCAGTATCTTCCTTTTTCAAATGAACGATCACTATCTGAACCTTCACCATATTTTTCAAAAGATAATGCTACTACACGAACACCCATATCTTCGAATTTTTGACGATACATATCAACCTCTTTAGCATATGCTCTACAAATAGAACAACCTAGACGACGTAAAAAAAGTAAAACAGCAGGTTTCTCTTTCCAAAGAGAACCTAATGATGCTCTATCTCCTGTAGTTTGATTAAAAATAGGAGCTGTAGAATATTCGGTGACTGTAATATTTTCCATTATAGATAATATTTTTAAAGAATCGATTTAAATATCAATTTTTATTATAATGTATAATAAATGGATTTCGACTTTGAATCATTATATTCTTTAGTTGAAACAATGAACAAATCAACTAAAGAAAAATGTTTGATTTGTCATTTCCCTATAGATAACGATGAATTAGTTTTAACATGTAATCATTATTACCACTCAAAATGTCTTAATAAAAAAACAAATAATATTAAATGTCCTTATTGTGAAAAATCTGTAAAAATCAAAAAATCGGATATTAAACAAATTAAAAATACTATACCTAATGGAAGTGTGACAAAGTCACACGAACTGAATTCAAAGAATTCGGGATGCAAAGTATTATTAACTACTGGTGTAAGAAAAGGCGAATATTGTGGAAGAAATAAATGTCCTTATCATAAATTAAATAAAGAAAAAGTAGTTGTAATCAATCCTATTCAAACTTGTCAACATGTTCTAAAATCTGGACCAAGAAAAGGTCAATTATGTAATAAGAATAATTGTAAAACACATAATTTAGTTCTTTAATCTAATTATTATATTAATCTAAAAAGTCACAATCATCTTCATTCTGTTTAAATTTATTAAATTTAGAAAAATCAGTTTGTTTTTTCTTAATTGTAGTTTCCATTTTCTTATAATTTCCATCATCTTCTTTATCCGATTCTTCTTTTTTCTTTTGAAATTTAGATTTATTGTATACAGTTTTTACTTCAAGTTTTGGTTTAACTGCTGGTTTACTTTCACTAGGAATATTCTTACTAGTTGATTTCTTAACTGTAGTTACAGGCGCATCATCAATAAAATCACATTCTTCATCAATAAAGTCACAATCTTCCGTTTGTTTTAAATTTTTAGCCACTGATTGTTTCTTGGCTACACTATGTTGATAATTATCTAGAAACAATACACCATTTTTAATGATATCATTATTAATTCTAAATTCTGTATCAACTTTAATATATTTTTTCCTTCTTTCTACTATTTCATTTAGTTTAGGTAATTCATCTAAATGATCTCTATAATATTTAACTTTACTCCAAGTATCTTTTAAAATCGGTAAAATAGATGCAAATAATTGTCTATCTCTTTGAATAGGTTGATTATGAGATTGTTCAAGCTTCCAATATATAACTTTGTGAAAATAACATTCATTCATAATTTCGGGATGAGTTTTATTTAGATTTGATAATGTTTTTGCCATCCATTGATCATATTGAATATTATCCATATCTAATCTAGGAGGGTAGATAAATTTGCTTTTCCATTCAATTTCATCTCCATCAAATTCAGGTGTCCATTTTTTAGGATAAAATTGTAATAGCACACCTTTCTTGATTCTATTATCAATTTGCATTTTCTTTCCTTCAATACCATAAGTATGTTGAGTATTTAAGCAAGGATCAAGTAAATATTCTTCACGTGTTTTATATTGTGTAAGTTTACATTGCCAGAAATCACATACTTCTAGTTCACAGCATTCTAATTGTTGTTGAACCTGTAAATAATAATAATAAGGACAAATATGCCCTTTGATATTACCAGAAGTTTCAATTGTTCTTCCATTAGGTGCAACACACTTGATTTCTAACATGGTTCCTAATCTTGGTGAAAATTTATTTGATAATGATTTAGCAGAACAAATACCGTCAGGTGATGCACCCAGAAAATCATAAACTTCTGAGGGTAATGCACCGAATTCAAATACTTGGACATCATAAATATGTTCATAAATTTTAGTAGCAATTAATTCGAATTTTTTACCATGATATACGTTTGCATTATCTAAAAATTTATGATCAGGATCACATTTTTTATGAATAAATGATTCAACCGGTTCATATGGATTTTCATCTATAGCGGCAGCCGTATCTGAAGCAGTGATACGATTTCTTCTGTAAGCAAACCATTCAGGCGTTCTTTGTTCTGGTTGAGGTAATGCTTTTAATTTTTGAAAATGATTTTCTAAAGCTTGAAATTCTGGTGGGATTTCAACATCAGGATACATTTCTAAAAAATCAGGATAGAATCCATCATCCAACTCTTTTTTATATACTAATTCTTTACTGAATATTCGTTGAAATATTTCTATCATTAATTCTAATGTTGTTTCAGGATACTTGTCTTTTACCAAGTGCAAAATTTCTTTAAGAACATTATTATAATCTTCTTCTGTTTTGAAAGTCTTTTTACTTCCATCTAAACACTTTTTAGTGTACTGAAGTATTTTATTTATTTTACCAGATGACATTGTTATTTGATAAAATAAATATTTATTTTCTTTTTTAATCAATTTTTACTATTGTAAAAAATAAAGTGAACTTATTCACTATTAATTGAATATTTGCCATTTTTATATTCTAATGTTGGAATACTTATAATTCTACCTTTTACAGAATCATATAATACAGAATCTTTTTTTGTTAAAACTTTATTTTTTACCATTTCAACTAATTTTTCTTTTAATTCCTGTTTGTCAGTTTCACTTTTAACTAATAATGAATTTACATATTCCTTGACTTTAATAATTTTATGAATTGCGGTCAATTTAGTCCACGCTTTTTGATATAAATAATCATCACTATATTGTTGATTAGATGTTGGAGATTCAGTAATATTTGCTAAACTATTATGACTTATTTCTTTTTTCATTGAAGATTTAATTTCAGATTCAGAATTTAATGCATTTAATTTTTTCTCTAATATATTTTTATCCACATTACTTTTTTCACAAGCTTTAATTAAATTATTTAAATATAACATTTCCATGTTTTTTTCAATATTATCAATATTGGCTATATTTTCCATTTATATATAAAGGTACCACCCTTTTAAATGGATTTTCATAAAAAAATTGCAATATAGAATTAATATTTATATATCAATAGTAATAATGAATACGAATATCGAATTTGATGAAATATTTGCGCTTCGCGTATTACTTCAAGACGAATACGAAAACGAGAATGATATTATTCGTGAAATCAAATATGAACTATTAAGTAGAGGTATGTTAGAAGAAAATATACCTGCATTTATTCAAGAGTTTTATGAAAAATTTGGAATTAATATTTCGCTTGAGCAAATTAATGAAGCATTAGTCAGTCCTAATCAAGGACTTGAAACGCATTTATACAACTTTGTAAACACTTTACTCCAACATCAAATGAACAACCAAGGAAATCACATTCATCCAGAAAGTGATAGTGAAGATGATTTAGATGATGAGGAAGATGAAGATAATGATGAAGAAGATAACGAGGATGAACAAGATAATAATGAAAATGTTGATATTAGCAATAATCCTCAATCAGCATTGCAACAATTAGTTGTGACGATGACTTCTGGTCCAACTGGAACAAGCTATCAAGTAATTTCAAGTAATCTTAATGCAGGATTAAATGGACCAGCACCAGAAGTTGTTTCACAAGTTTCAAATAATGCTCCTTCAGTTATTGGAACAAATCCTTCACTTGGACATGTGACAAACAATTTACCACCAGGTTCGCCTGCTTTAGCACCACCAGCTCAACCTGCTATTGGTGGTCTCGAAAATCTATTAAATAGTCTTCTCCACCTAAATGGACCACAGATGCAATTACCTCCTATTCATCCAATGATGCTTCAACCTCTATTACCTCCACTAAGTGTGCAATTTCAAAATATGACTCCATTAAATATTCTAGGAGGTGGACCTTTAGGTATGCAAGATGTAAGAACAACACTTGATGAAGATGATACTAATAATCTAAAGAAACATAAATTAGAAACTAAGCTAGAGGAAAAATGTTCTATCTGTATGACTGATATGGATGTTGGAGAGGAAGCTTGTGAATTACCTTGTAATCATAATTTCCATTCTGATTGTATTGATCCATGGCTGAAACAATACAATTATAAATGTCCTATCTGTAGAAAAGAAGCAGGTAAACCCAAATATAATGTTTAAAGATATTAATTAAAAATACTAAAAGAAATGTATTATTTAACTATAATGTTATTTTATTTTGCTTTATTATTTATTATTTTAAATTCATTTATTTTAATAAAATGGTTATCAAACAAAAGTACTAAAACACAACAACAAGAGCCTCAACCTGTACCTATACAAGAACAACCTGTACCTATACAAGAACAACCTGTACCTATACAAGAACAACCTGTACCTATACAAGAACAACATGCGCCTATACAACAACCACCACAAGCAGACCCAGCAGGTGCATTATTGCAATTAGTTGCATTTGGAGCTCAAAATGCTCATATTCCCCGCCATATTTCAAAGACGTTTAATAAAAGCAGATTTGATTTAATTGATGGTAAATATAAAAACGAAATACAACGTTTAGGTGATTTAGTTAAACCTAGATATATTCAATTTAATTTAAATAATGATGTTAGTGTAAAAGATTTTATTGAAACAAACAAAGATAAAGTCTTAGAATTAATTATTGGTGGTCAAACTCTATCTGCAAATACAATTGGATTATTATCTAAACTAAATGAACCTGTAAAAATAAATAATTCTATTTTATTAAAAATACCTTTTGAATTATTTGCAACAAATATTAATTTATTAGCCATACAATTTTTTACTGTAAAATATGAATTGAATATCAATGATGTAAATATTAATAGAATAGAATTAATTAGCGACTATACTTATTTAGACAATCCAGAAAGAGCAGATATGGCTAACAATCCACGTGAAGAGTTTATACAAACAATAGATTCACATTATATAACAAGACCAAATCCCTCTACTGAAATGAATATTAGATTAAACTTTAATAATATTTCTAAAGGATATTTAATTGAAGGAGACATTAATAATTTAGAATATATAAATATGAAGATAAATGGACATAATAGGCTTCAATATGATAAAATATATTTCCAACTATTTTGTCACAGAATTAATGAAAATTTATTATACATACCTTTAAATACAGATTATAAATTAGAAGATAAAACACCAGATTCTTTCATTGGAGGAATTAACCAATCTAGAATTGATAATCTAATCATGAAATTAACCTTTAGTAACAATCAGACAAAGATAGGAATTCATAGTGTAACAGCTAATAAACTCAGATATGCAAATGGTCTAATGGGAACACAATTTGCGCCTAATCAAATTGTATTTGATGATGGAAATTTCGTCCCACCTCCTGTTGCAGGATTTAATTTCTTATTACCTGGTCCCATAACTCCAATTACTTGGAAATATTTATACAAACTAATTAATTTGACTAAAAACGATGAATGTCCTATTGTTTATGATAAATTTACAAATGGTTGCAAATATTCAACTTGTATGCAATGTACTTATAATTTTAGTGAAGAAGGTATTTTAGATTGGTTTAAAATTTCTAGGAAATGTCCAATGTGTAAAGTTGAATGGAAGAAATTCGAAATGTATGTAAATGAAGAATCAGAAGATGATATTTTTGTTGATTATGATAATGTAAATTTTATTGAAGCTTAGTTATTTTTTCTCTTCATCTATCATTAAATTAGATAAAAACATCGTTAAACCACCAATAATTAAAATCATAATTGCAAATGTGAATTGTCTTTTTTCGGTTTCCATAATATAAGGAATTGGATTTTCCTTATTCACAAGTTTTTCTAGAATTTCAAAGAATAAGTTTTTCATATTTATACCTAAATCATCGATATAAACATTTGAAGAATCTTTTTTTTCAATTTGTTTTATGTTTTTTTGTTCTATAACTTGTTCTTGTTCACTTTTATTAACTTGATCTGCTTCTTCAAATTGTTTGTTGAATTCATCTGGATTAAATTTTTGATCTCTTTCTAGTTTTTTTAATTGTGACATTATGATAAATTAGAATTTATTTTAAATATTTTCTAATTTAACACTTTTTATTATTTGCATCCCTATTTATATAATATTTTAAGATTAGAATAATTCATCATTTCATCCAAATCATAATCTAAAATAATACTAGTATGAAAAAATACCCTCTTTCCATCTATAACTTTATTTAATTTAAGTAGTAAATCATTTTTGAAAGATATTATAGTCCATTTATCATCTTCGCCATCTATATTTTGATAAACTTGACCTTTTTTATTATAAAACACAATTTCACCTCCTGTATAATCAAAAAGAAATTTAGGTGGTATTGCTAATAAACTTCCATATCCTTTTTTTGTAAAAGTAAAATTATCTGAAAAATATTCTGGATCTAAAGCATATAATTCCCATTCTCTCAATTCCTTTTTATAATATTGAACTGAACCATATTTATAATCGTTTCCTAAAATACTAGTTATCAATTCAATTGGATCCCTAATAACATCCATACAGATAGAAAATTTATCTATACTTTTATATGCTATACCTTCTGTTAATGTAACTTCATCTTCATCCTTAACAATAACAGCACTTATACTTTTTATAACAAATGGAATATTATTTATAAAACCACTATCAAATATTATTGCATTGTTTGTTAAACTTTTTTTATAAACGTTAATATTTTTATAAACGTTAATATTTTTATAAACGTTAATATTTTTATAAACGTTAATATTTTTATAAACGTTAATATTTTTATAAACGTTAATATCTTCAAATAACATTTTATAAATTTGTTTCATTTTATAATAAGATACATTTTAATAGACAAAAGACGTATTAATAATCAACGAAAAATTGAATTAAATATATGATGGTTAATCAATCTTATATTTAATTCCACAAATTACAACAAAGAAGGTAAAATTCAATACAGATGAATCGGATAATAATAACAATGAGGTTAATATTGTTAGAAATTATCCCAATAGTAGTAATTTAATGTATAAAATTAAATGCACTATCTATAAAACAAGTAAAGATAGAAAAAGAATGTTACTAAGCTATATTAATGAAACTGAAATATTAATAACTAAAATGGTTACATTTGATACAGTTTTAAAATTGGATGTATTTAATATAAATGATATTGATGAAAAAGGCGAACCTTTGAAACAAGTAAATATTTATCTTATTTATGATAATGTCATTGAAAAAATAGAATTTCATAAATTATTTTTAGATGATTTTTGTCTAATATTTAATCTGTTCGGAAGAACCGACGATTTGTAATATATTTTTATTTATACTTTTTTACACTCGCAGTTTTACAATTAATTGTAATAAAAATTGAAAAATGTTTATAAAAATAAATTATCATAATATATAATGCTTTACACAACTTGCCCAACTTGCGGTTTCTTTTTAGGCCAAAAAACTGAAGAATATGAGAAAAAGAAAAATGAAATTTGTTCTAATCCTAAGTTATCCAAAAAAGAACAAGAAGAACAAATTGCAAAAGTTTTAAAAAATCTTGGTTTGAGAAGATATTGTTGTAGAATGAGAATGATGACATTCAAAGATCTTGTTCAAGATATTTTACCCGTTCAAGAATAATATTTATGAAGTCTTCCATATTTCAAAATGATTCATGTCGTGTGTTCTTAATTTTAATTGGTCAATAGAATATTTCTGACCTTTAACGAATCCTAATTCAAATAATTTTTGATTACCGTTTTCAATTAATTTATCTATTTCTGCTATAGGAGTATCACCTTTAACAACAACTAAAGTGTGATGTATCCAACCAGATGGTGGTTCTGCAAATGTTTCATCAGGTTTAAAGTATTTAGAAGTTCCATATTTTGTTCTTAACATAGGGGCAATTTTATTTAATCTTTCTACCCAAGCTTCTTTATATTTTTGCATTGAAGGTATTTTATATAAAAATTCTCTGATGCTATTCATTTTATCTGAATTAAATGTTACTTTAACAATAACTCTATTTTCTCTGAAAAAAGCACTGACTCCTTCTAATACTAAATCATCTATTTTATCGACTGATTTCAAAAAATCTTTAAATCCAGGATACATTTTTTCATTATCTAAATCATCTATTGTTTTATAAACAGGGATAGATGATACAATTTTATCATAATCAGTTTCAGATGGAATTATATATTCTGGTTCATAAACTATAGAAGTATGAGGTTCCATAATTGTTTTTACAAATGTTTTATCTACAAAGGCATCATTAATTGTCATATTCGGTTTAATCAAATTTAATTTAGCACCCATTTCTTTATTAAATACACCATAAACAATTTGATATTTTTTCAAAGGATATACTGGTTTAGGTGTTTCTGTTGATACAGGCATTTCTTTTTTTACTGCAAGAGTATCTATAGCTAATCCAGATAGTAATAATGGATTTACTTTTATTCCATAATTAACTGGTAATCTTTGAACTAATGGGCTAACTAAAGTTCCTACTTGAGGAACCATTGGACTTAGTAAAGTAGAAACTTGAGGAGTTATTATTTTACCTACTTGAGGAGCCATTGTTCTAACTATTTGTTGCATTGGTTTAATTTTTTCTAGTTGACCAGCTAAATTCTTCGCTTTTAAAGCATTGAAAGCTTGTACCATTTGGGGATTTTTTAAAGCCTTTTTTTTAAGTAAAGCTTTAGCTGCTTTTTTGAGTTTATTATATTTCGCCTTGTATTTAAGGTATTTTTCTCTATATTCTTCGTCCATATAATAATATGTTAGAAATTATATTTAATAATCAATTACATTTCCTACACCTTTAGTTGTTCCATCTCTAAAGAAGAAAACCATATTTTTCTCTAAAAATTCTGGGTAATAGTTAAATTCAAATTCTACTTCACATGTATCACCATTTCTTAATATTTGATTATTTAAATTAATTTTTGCACTCTGTCTAATTGGTCCACAATGTATTACAGGAGAATAGCCAGCTTTAATAGTTGTTGAATGATGTAATACATTTATTTTAGCCTTGAATTTTTTAACAACAAAATTCTTAAATTTCTCTACATTATCAACTAAAACCATACCTTTTCTAATGTGATGTCTTTCAATTACATCTTTTACACCTTTAATAGCTAATGTTGATTGAATATTTGATTCTGCTACATCAACATTTTCTCTTAAACTATTATGAATACTACGAATAGTTACCTCCTTAAATTCATTATTTCCAAATGGACCCAAAAATAATTTTTGTCTTATATTAATTTGAGCACCTTTATTAGTTCCAGATATTACTAAACCTATACCAGGAACCATAAATGTTCCATCAATATAATAAATAGTTCCATTGATTTGAGACCATTTATCTCTTTGTGGAAGATGATATAGTAATTGATGTAAATTATCTATGTTTATACCAGTTTTATTTGAAATAGAAATAATTGGAATTACCTCAGCTTTGCCACACATATGATTAATATAATCATCGGTATCTTTATCATTATTTATAAAAAATAATGTTTTTCCAAAATTAGTTTTACCTAATAGTTTTTTCAGTTGATTGCACAAGTTTTGATATATCTCTTTAGGAGCCATATCTACTTTTGTAATTGTTATTATAAATGGAATATTTAGATATAGTAATATACCTATATGTTCTCTTGTCAATTTAGTTATTCCAGTATTTGCACCAATTACAACAATACCATAATCAGGAAACATACCAGTGACACCAAAAATGGTGGTTTTCAAATATTTTTCATGTCCTGCTAGATCAATAAATGAAGTTACCTTAGTATTCCATGTAATTGGTGTTCTTGATTTGATATCTTTGAGATTTTTATTTTCTTTAGGTCCATAAAGAACCATAGTATTGTCATCCTTTTTGTGGTAAACTAAAGGATTATATGTTATATGACTAGTTCTACCAGATTCTCTTTCATGTGGGTGAATTAAAACTTTGTTTCTGGCAAAACCTCTACCGTCATCAAGTTCTCCTGATGTTAACACACCGATTAAAGAACTTTTACCAGCATCTACTGGTCCACATACAGCTATTGTGCATTCCTCTTTTATTTTATTATCCATATAATAAAATATAAGTATTTTTTTAAATGAAATTAAATATTAACACCTAAATTTCTTAATTTGTCGACTAAACTTAAATATTTTGTTTTATATTTTATATAACTATCATATCCACCTCCTAAACTTTCTCTAGTTTTCTTACCACGTGCGACAGCAACAGCATCTGCTTCACTAATAGGTTTACCTTCAGCTTTACGTGCTAATAATAATTCAGCTGCTGCTTCTGCTTGTTTTCCACTTAAGGGGGGTTTAGTAGATGCGTAATCTCTTTTAAGTCTAGTAGCTAGATCTCTTTTATTTTCACCTGCTGCTGCAACCCCACCAACTATAGCTTCAGCTTGTTCTAATGCTTCTGCAAAAGTTGTAGTTTTATCAGACATAATTCTCAAGATTTCATTTGTATAATCATCTGCTTTTTGATTGACTACTGTTTTTCCATCTTTTTGTAATTTAGCATATATAGCTATTTTTCTAGGATAAAATCCGGTTTTTTCCAAAATCTTCTTGATTTTTGTTCTTAATTTCCCTTGGTCGCTATCAGTTTTTATTTTAATATTAGATAATTTACTATCATCATGTTCAAATACACGATATTCTAATAAGTCAGTAAATTTAGCAGAAGGGTCAGTGGCTCCGTCTGCACCTACTGTTACTGGTCTGTCTCTACCATCAATAAAATCTTGCATAGAAATCATTTTACTTCTACTTAATGATTCAAACATTGCATCTATAAATTCTTCATTCCATTGTACTGCTGCTGTACCACGTTTAGTAGCTCTTCCAGCATCCCCTCTTTCTTTTTTCTCTGCTATTTTAGTGGTAAATTTTTCTAATTTTTTCTCTGCACCAACTACTTGAGATAATAAAACTCTTATCTTAGTTTTATATCTTGCTGCATCTAATACGAATGTATCACGAGAACCTTCTGGAATAGGAGGATTAATACCATAATCTGCTAATTGGTCACTAGTAAAAGTTTTATCATCTGCTTCTAATAAATCAGTTACACCACCACGTCTTCTAATTCTTTCTCCTCCTTGGCAAGGTGGAACTTCTTCATCGTCAATACCAAAAGTTACTTTAATATAATTTGTATATTCAGGTTCTGTGCATCCTTTCATAAATTCAATAACTGCTTCTCTTGCATATTGAGATCTATTAAAGTTTTCGATAAATTTTAAAGCTTGTTTTAAACCTTCTGCTCTTCTTTCGTTTGTGCGTGATTTCATTCCATCCAAAAATTTATTACAAATTTCTTTTTCATCATATTCTTCTTCTCCTTGGGTAAAAGATGCAAAAGTGCTAAAATATGGTGTGGGTTTAGGAGCACCTTCTACCATTTTAGTTTCTACTAATTCTTCTCCTTCATAACTTTGATTATATGCTTTTTGTAATTTAATCAAGTAACTTTTTAATATTTTATTTACATATTCTTTGCCCATTAACAAATACCAAGCATATTTAACCTTAAACTCTATATCTTCTTCTTTCACACCTACTTTTTGTAATTCTTTAGTTTTACTTGCAATAAAAAAGTTTTCTATTTTATCAGTTCTTGATAAACCTTGAACTGGTCTTTTTAGTTCTGGATTCATTCTTTTCCATATACTTTCAGCTTCTTCAACTCTTAAACATCTTAATGGGTCGTTAATAATTTCTTTTATCAAACCTCTACGTCTATTAGGGTCATTATCTAAATCTAATTTACAAGGATCAACTGAAACACCTCCACTAACACCACCTCTACCTAATTCGACTTCTGCTACTTGAAAATCGGCATCTTCGTCATCATCTAATTCTTCAACTACTGTTTTTTTCTTTCTACGATTATTTTCTCTCAAATCAATTGTTTTAGCTGGAACTGGGAAATCACCTTCTACCAATTGAGCCGCTATTTCTGCAAATGATTTCATATTAGCTAATCTTCTAGCTTCTTCCGCTTTTGCTCTTTCACACATAAATGTATCTAAATCTTCAGGGGTTAATAATGAATTAAAATCTTCTTCATTATATTCATATGTTTGAGTGGCATCTCTTTCAGGTACATCTTCTATCTCTTCTCCCAATAATTTAGCAATAGTTTCTCTAGATATAGGTTCATCTCTTGTAGTGATAGCTTTTTCTAAGGTAGTATCTACATTACCTTCAATTACTTCAAAATAAACTAATGGTGTTAAAATTAAGTTTGTTATATCTGTAGTTCCAGCAATAGGTGCTTTTAAATTTCTACCTTCTAAATGTTCACCTACTACTAATTTTTGAGTAGGATTAATAGTTCTATCTCTAGCACTAGGATTTTCTTGTGCAAAATGACTGAAAAAACAAACTTGTCTTGTTAAAAGATTATTTCCGGCATAATCTTTACCAGGGTAAATATTAGATAAATTATATTCAATTATATACATTGGAGAATCTTTTTTTGAATTACCATGTCTTAAAGCTGCACCACGAGCTGTTCTAGTTTCAGGAGTAATGAAAATATATTTTGAAGCTGATAAAGTTAACATATGATATAAAGATACAAAAAATAAGCATTTTGATTTAAATTCTTCTATTTTTTCGAACCACATTTTATAATTTTCTGTTGTAATACCAATTGCATTTCTAAAGTAATCAGTTCCCACTTTTGTGCTTAATAAATCAGTGAATGTAAATGGTGTGAAAAAACCATAGTTTACAGGCCAATATTTGTCATCTGCAACTTTATTTACAGCTATTTTTGGATACCCGTTTAATTTAAATCTTTCTACTACATCAGGAGTTTTACGTCCATCATCGTCCATGACCAATTGTTGCACTTCAGTTATTTTTTTCATTACAAATCTTCTATCAAGAGGAGCTAATCTTTTAATATCTCTAACTTGATTAGGATGCATATAGTCATTACCTATTTTTACTAATTTATCAAAAGTAGTTAATTCTTCAATAGGGACAATTTTATCAGCACCAGTTGCAGCATCTTTTTCTTTGATACCGGCATTTAAATATTCTCTGTATTGTGATTTTAATATGTTAAGATGTGTGCACATTTTTTCTTCAGTTTGTAAACCAAAGAATGTTCTAGAAAATTTTTCATAATCTGCAGTTCCTTCACGTATTCTTAACTTATTTAATAAAATATCGATTGTTTCATAAGTTGCATCTATTTTAACTAATTCTTTATCAGCAGGTAAATTAAGTAATTCTTTAAGATCCTTTAAAAAATTATTAACTACTACTTTCTTAACTCTGGTGTAGCCTACCTTTCTTGGCACTCTACCAGGAAATCTTTCTGGATCTGCATAAGGTCTGAAAATAAATTTTCCTGGTTGTAATCTACCACCTGCATAAGCTGGTCTTATCAATTTGTAATTAGAATTAAAATTTACTTTTTGTCCATCTATATTTTTGGTTATTTGAAAATTTACTTCATTACATTCTACTTTAAAATGGCATGTAAATTCTACACCATCAATATTCTTAAATAATGAAACTTCTAATTGAACATCACCTCTTGCACTAGGTGCTAATAAAGGAGTAATATCATCAAAATATTTAGGTCCAAAAATATTTTTTGTAGGGTCAACTTCTAAAGCGGCGTCAACCAATATAGGAATTAAATTTTTAGTCCAAATAAATTTTTCATCAGTGTTAACATCCGCATGACGTCTAGGTACACAAGGTGCATCTACATCTGCTGGTATGTTAGGTAAAAGTTCAGGGATTTCATCTGTTATGGACTTAATTTTAGGACCTGTAAATTTTTTTCCTGTATCTCTTTCATCATTCCATGTTACTTTTGGTTCTTCCATATAAATTATATAATTAATTATAGAAAATAATTATTAATATTTTTTCTATTGTAATATAATGATAGTATTAATATACTATGCTATTATGATTATATATATGATTATGATGATCTTGACAGTTTCTAAACAATTATCTCATATTAATGACCACCAATTTAAGGAAATTTCTAATAAAAATATTAAAAATAAAGAAAAAACAGAAGAGAAAGAAGAAACTGAATCATCTGAAAAGAATTTATCATTAGAAAAGATTATTGGTTTGGAAAGTGTAAAAGAAGAACTAAGATATTTCTTAGATTTTATTAAAAATAGAGATAAATATAAAAAATGGAATGTCAAATTACCCAAAGGCATTTTATTAGTTGGTCCTCCTGGAACAGGTAAAACTTTATTAGTAAAAACTTTAGCTAAAGAAATAGAAATACCTGTAATTCATGCATCTGGTTCGGAATTCGTTGAAATGTATGTTGGTGTTGGTGCTGCGAGAGTTAGAAAATTATTTGCTAGAGCTCGTCATCACAAAAATGGATGCATTATATTCATTGATGAAATTGATGCTATTGGTAAAAAAAGAGCAAATGGATTCGAAGGTAACTCTGAAAGAGATAATACATTAAATCAATTATTAGTTGAAATTGACGGTTTTGGTGAAGCTGATAATATTATGGTATTTGGTGCAACAAATTTAGTAAAAAACTTAGATTCTGCTTTAACACGTTCTGGTCGTTTCGATAAAAAAGTATATTTTGATGCTCCTAATAAAGATGAAAGAACTAAATTATTTGAATTATATTTAAATAATGTTCCTCTATCGGATGATATTGATAAAGATAAATTAGGTGAATTAACAAGTGGTTTAAATGGTGCCGATATAGCAAATATATGCAATCAATCTAAAATTAATGCTATTCAAAAGAATATTAAATTAGAAGATTCTATAGAAAAAGCAAATGAAGAAGCACATAAAGTAACATTTGATAACATACAAAAAGCTATTGATGAAGTTATGATTGGTAGAGAAAAACCGGAAAGAAAAATGGAAATTAATGAACGCGAAAGAGTTGCTTATCATGAAGCTGGACATGCTATTATGAGTTATATTTTAAAAGATTCCAATCCTCCTATTAAAGTATCAATTTTACCAAGAGGTGAAAATGCATTAGGTTTCAGTCAACCTAAACCTGAAGACAGAAAATTATATACACAAAACTTTTTGTTAGCTCAAATTTGTGTATTATTAGGTGGGCGTGTTGCTGAAAAAATTATTTATAATAATTATTCTTCTGGTGCTCATGATGATATAGAAAGAGCAACAAATATTGTAAAACATTGGTTTTTAACATGGGGTATGGATAATTCATCAGGAGCTCTAAATTATCATGAACTTCATAATAATAAGATGACAGATGAAATGTTAAACAAAATAAGAAATTTTATGAGAGACGTTGAAAAATTTACACAAAATATTTTAACGGCAAACAAAGAACATATCGTAAATTTAGGAAAATTATTATTGGATAAAGAAACAATCATTTACACAGATATTATAGGTATTTTACCAAAAGAAATGGAAAATAAAATAGAATATATTGAAATTTAATTATTCATTAATATTTTCTTCTTTTAACAAATAGAATGCAAAGATAGCCATTGCTAAATAAGTAATAAATTGACCATCAAAGGAAGTAACATAAGTATGAACAATTAATGAAATAATACCCCATAATCCTGACCATAAAATGACAGTTAATATAGTATTTCTTATAAAATGCATAGCAGATTTATATTTTTGGTCTTTTGTGTCAATCATATTACTAATATTGTGAAATTAATTAATTTAATATATTTTCAATTTTATAGGTAAAAATTGATAAAACTATTTATAGTTATAATAGTTTTATTAATAATGCCCACAAGTTATTTAACGGATGGACTCGTTATTACAAATAGTAACGGAGAAGAAGAAATTATCCAAATCCCCTATAATTTAAATAATGTCTTAGCAACAGAAGAAGATATTATTCAAATTTTAGCTAATTTTAATGTAAAGGTTAATAAAATTAATCACATTCATTTCTTTCATGAAGCTTTTACACATAAATCATATTGTAAAAAAGATATTTTTACAGATGATGTTTTGGCTGCTACAAGAAAAGAAATGGGTAACCCCAGTAATTTATTAGAATTACGTGACCATAGTTATGAAAGATTAGAATATTTTGGTGACAGAGTTGTTAAAATTATTGTATCTTTCTATCTTTTCAAAAGATATCCAAACCAAGATGAAGGCTTTATGACTCGTTTACAAACAAAGATAGAAGATAAAACTAATTTAGCTGAAATGTCAAAAGAAATTGGATTAGGAAAATTTTTTATTATTTCTAGACAAATTGAATCAATGAATGGTAGAAATTTAGAAAAGATTCATGAAGATGTTTTTGAAGCTTTTATGGGTGCATTATTTAATAGTAATGGTTTTGAACCTTGTTTTCAATTAATGGTCAATCTATTAGAAACTATGATTGATTATTCCGAGAAATTATACAAAGATAATAACTACAAAGACAGACTACTTCGTTATTATCATGCTCAAAAATGGAAATTCCCGTCATATTGTACTATTTATTTTGAAGGACCTCCTCACAAGAGAACATATATTATGGGAGTAGAGAAACCAGATTCTGAATCTAATCAACATTTCAAACACAGGTGCGTTGGCTTTGGACTTGGAATGTCTAAAAAAGAAGGCGAACAAGCTGCTGCAAAAATGGCATTAATCAGTTATGGTGTCTTGAAAGAAGATCAATATACTAAAGCCGATATTTATTATCCACCTTGGAATTTAATTGATAATCATGATGGTGAAACTTTAATTCTAAATAAATCTGATGATATGATTGATAAAAATACCGTAGATTCTAATGAAGAAAACACACCAAAAACATTTAAGAAAAATAAAAATAAAAATAATGATACTGATTCGGTTTATAGTTTCATTTCAGAAAAATCATTAGAATTATAAGTTAATATAGTTTCTATTAATATTAAAAATTGAAACCATAATAAAAAAATGG